TTATATAACATATATAGACATTAACAATGGAGTTTTGAAATGCAAATCGTTAGAACATCTAGACTTACTGGTAATACCAGTGCCATGAACATTGACATTACTCAGGCACAATTAGCTGCTTGGGTCGATGGATCTTTGATTCAAGATGTCATGCCTGATATCAGTGCCGATGAACGTGAGTTCATTATGACAGGCATTACGCCTGATGAATGGGATGCCGAGTTTGGGGAGGATGAATAGCCTTTATGTATAGTATAAGTTATATATACTTGATCTTTAGTGAAAGTATATATAACGTATACGTATACTAACCACCACCGAAACCGTCCAATGTTGGACACTTTACAAGGAACTTGTATGATGATTAAACCTGCTGTACACATTTCAAACATGACAGGCAAACTTGCAGAGTTTCGTGCTATCAGCACAAATACTCGTACCAATACCTACTGCCTAGAACAGCATGAACGTGCCGTTGAGCACAAAACAGATAATATCTGTGGCGATTGTTACAGCCATACTATGCTCAAAGGCTATCGCAAAAACATGGCTCCTGCCTTGCAGAGGAACAGTGACTTGCTATCTTCCCGTCCCTTAGAACCGCAAGAGATACCACGTATCTTGGACAGTGTGTTTAGGTTCAATGCTCACGGTGAGCTAATCAATATGCAGCACTTGGAGAACCTTATGTCGATTGTCCTTGACAATCCTTGGTGCACGTTTGCCTTGTGGACTAAACGTGTTGACCTAGTGTTCCGTTGGTTACGTGCCAATGATAAACCTGCCAACTTGAATTTGATTTATTCAAATCCAAAGAAGTCACACATTATGTCCAAGCCACCAAAGGGATTTGACAAAACATTTAATAATGTTTTAGAGCATGAGTACAAGGACAGGCAGAATTGCACAGGGCAGAAATGCAAAGACTGCCGTATCTGTTATACAGTTAATGACGTTTGCACTATTGTAGAAAAGGTTAAAAAATATTGACAGTAGCACAAGGAGTGTAACAATGGAAAAGATACTTTCAGTATCAGTAGAAACAAATTACGGTACACGCAGAGTGTACCCAAAGTGTAGTGTGTCACGAACACTTGCACAAATTGCAGGTACAACTACATTGACTGATCGTGACATTGAATTAATTAAACAACTAGGCTACACGTTTCGTGTAGTCACAGAGAAATTGTGACATGAAACGTACTATCACATACCGCAATCCTGTGGCTAAAGCTATGCTACAGGAACGCAAGTCGCCACAGGTCGTACCCCCAAAGAAAGGGGGTAAGGCTAAACGTAACCGCAAACAGGAGAAACTACATGCGATACGAGATCAAGAACTTCGTTAAGTTTACTAGACGAAAAGTGTCCAATGTTGGACAGAAACCCAGACGTGACGATTGGAAACGTGAACGTAAGATCGCCCGTCAAACTAAAATTAACCTTCGTAAATCAGTAGCATAGGAGCTAATACAATGACAAACTCAAACGAATACGCACCCAAAGTAAAAGCAGCCCACCCAGAATTGTATGCAGAGCATACGTTTCACATGAAGAAAGCTGTATCTTACACATACAATTATAGTATAATTGACGAGGTGATCCTTGAGTGTTGGCATGAAATGACAATGGCAGAGATTGCATTTGCAATGAACGAGTACCCAAGTCGTATTGCGTATCGTGTACAAGTACTCAAAACCCTTGGCATGATTAAAGGCAAGTACAACACAGAACGTGCCGACCTTATGCGTCAACGTAAAGAAGCTGCGACTTGGCTAAAAGATATTGACACTAAGCTGGCACAGTGTTCATAGCTTTAGCTGCAATTTTTGCATATCTGTTGGTGATGCTCACCGTTGGTGGTGTGTCATCAGCAGGTTTTAGTATAAAACAAATAGACGCAATGGAACTATGGATAATTTACTTTCAAGTAATTATCATATTACAAATACTGCGTTATCTGAAAGGTAAAATGTAATGCACGGAATGAACATGAATAATATTGTTTTACATCATGGTGATAGAGTTATATCTATTGCTCAACACAAAGACGAATCGGGTACGGTTGTATGCTCCGAAATGCTTGACATAACGGATGGGTATGATAAAGATCCAATACAATTTGTCGATTCAACCAAGTCTTTTTTAGATGCTTTAGAGGAGATCATGTTAACATGAGAGTAGAAGTATACTTCAACCTACACAAACACACATTTTCTATTCGTTCTTGTAAGACAGGCAAGGTAATGTGTCATGCTGATCGTGTGCACATCAAAGATCCTGAGTTTGTGGTACGTCAATCAGGACGTGAACGTGTGTTACGTGAAGGCAAGAAGAATGTTCATGCCTTTGTACGTGGTGAAGCTACGTGCTTTACAGACTTTGAGTACGAAAAGTGTCCAACATTGGACAGTATTCGATACAATCCCTACAAATATACAGGTTTCGTAAGAATGCCTGACGAAAAACTAATACACAATGCTGATCGTGCATATATGCAGGTCAGTGATGGTATACCATCTATACATGCAGAAGGAGTAAGACCATGACAATGACAGAATCAGAAGTAAGAATAGCAAAGTGGCAAGAGGAACGTGAAGAAAGAGACAAGGAACTTGACGATGCCGCCAATTCTTTAAAACAAGAACAACGTGAGGCAATCACTAAAGTGTGGAATTTATTAGACGATATGGAAACCCATATTAGAGAATGTTTTGATCTTGACATGCAACATGTCCGTAGATTATCTACACTTGAGTGGAAAATGCGTGGTGCTTTTCCTGAGTTATGTAAAGGAGTATGTACCTGTGACGATTAAATCATACGAGATTACCTTACGGATTAATGGTATGGATAGTAGTATCACATTAGATGATACCTTTCCTTCCGTTGAAGATTGGATAAGTGCTTGCAACATGGCAGTGCTTATGGCAAAGCATGTGCACCCAAGCAAAGAGATAGAGTTTGTCTCTTGCTCAGAGTACATTGACGATATATATGAGGACTTTGATTACATTGCCCCTGCCTCATTCACAATACATTAAGAGGAGTGTGAATATGAATAGATACTTTGTTGAAATGAAAAGGGGATTACAGCCCACAGGAGATTTTGATCCTAATGTAATTAGTTTTTACATCTATGCGTATAGCAAAAGTCAAATCGTTGATATGTTGGGAGATGAATATTTCCTAGTCACTGTAGATCAAACAGAATGATGCTGCTTAATGCTGCTTTGACATGTCTGGCGTTGAATATTTATCACGAGGCACGTAATGATACAGACACAGGTCAGTATGCTGTAGCACACGTGGTGTTGAATCGTGTGCAGCATGACAGATGGCCTGACGATGTGTGCAAGGTTGTCAAACAAGGCTATCACAAAGGCAAACACAAGTGTCAGTTCAGTTGGTATTGTGACGGTAAGTCAGACAAGCCTTATGAGGAAGTGTCTTGGGCAAAGGCTATACTTGTGGCTAATGATGTATTGTCAGGTATAGCTGACGATGTGACACATGGTGCTACGCACTATCATGCACGATATGTCAAGCCCTATTGGGCTAAACACTTGACTAAAACTGTGGCTATTGGGTCACACATATACTATAAATAGCTTATCGTTACTAGTATAGGGATGATAGGTGTGATATAACACGGCATCAGTTGCCATAATCAAATGAAAAGGAGATCAATATGCCATTTGATATTACAAATTTTGACAATTCAAACAGTAAACCGTTTGACGTTCCACACTATCTGGACTTCCCTGTGGAGTTTGAACCCACTAAAGTGAAGGACAAGAAGTATGTTATCAACGGAGAGACAGGTGAATACCTTGGTGTAGTCGGTGATAAGTTTACCTGTGCATCACATGGTGACTTCTATCGTGGTGTCTATGACACAATCACTGAAAACCTAATGCCAAAAGAGATGATGAATGCACAGTTTACGTGGCGGTCTGCCCGTAACAATGCGTGGTCTATGTTAGACATCTCATTACCTGATATGCAGGTAGAGATTAGCACAGATAATCATACAACTACGTTGGGCAATCGTATCATCTCATTACATGGTATTGATGGATCATGCAGCAATCAAGCATTCTTTGGTGCTATTGATTACTTTTGTACCAATGGGCAGATCCGTGGTGAGTACGACAAAGTGCGTAAGAAGAATACATCCAACTTTACACTGGATGGTTTTATCTACGAACTAAGACGTGCGAGAACTGACTTCTACGAGGAGACTGCCAAGATGCAGGTGTGGGCGCAGACTTCCACAAAGTATGTAGACATACAGTCTTTGCTTGAAGAGATGATTTCTTCCAAACGTAAGGCAGAAAAAATGTTTAGCCTGTACTGTGCAGAAGCAAGCACACGTGGTCACAACAAGTGGGCATTGTATTCTGCCTTTACCAACTATGCCAGCTATGCTGATGAACGTAACGGGTTTAACCTGCGTAACACTGGCAATGACACACAAGCTATCAGCATGTTCAGCCGTGAGCAAGAGGTTAGCAAGTGGGTCAGTGACAATCGGTTCATTCAGTTGGAGGCTGCATAGTGCCGATAAGTGTCACATACGTAAACAAAAGGGAGGCGAGTGTGCTAGGCTTGCCTCTCAGGTATGGCGATGTTGTAGGAGAAAAAATATTTCTACACTACCTAAAAAATAAGGCAACAGGTAGAATATATAAAAGATTTAAAGCCCCATCACATGGTGATACTGTAAAAAACAAAACAAAAGCAAAACTTGTACGGATAAAACAATTTTGCTCTCGTGTAAAAATGTTTAAGGGTTGTGCTATATGCGGCTATAAAAAACATCCAGCAGCTTTACATTTTAATCACATTGATCCAACAAAAAAAGTTGCTAATGTTAGTAAACTTAGATCGTGGGTAAAAGTAAAAGAAGAGATAAGGAAGTGCGAAGTATTGTGTGCTAATTGCCATGCAATAAAAACAGTTGAAGAAAAACACTATCTAAATGGGGTAACACATGAGTAAACTGCCACGATATGTACAAGAACGAGTGTCATCTTTTGGTGACATCTCGTATCGCTTTAATCCACCACAGATATTGGTAGACGAAGGTGTAGTAAAAAGAGAGTCTTACGGGTCAGACTTAAAGCAGGTTCGTAAGATCGTCAAGCAACACAATGAAAACATTGACAAATGGAGAGAAGAACAGTTGATGACTGTTCGTATGAACAAGGTCACAGATCTGATCAACTTTTACTATCAGTCTAATGATTTCAATATGTTACGTGATACAACTAAAGTGGATTACCGATACTTCCTGACCATCTTGCACCAGACTATGGGCTGGCGTAAGTATGACAAGATTACACCTAAGATTGCCAAGCAAGCCTATGAAGATTGGGTTAGGCGTGGCATCAGCTTTGCCAATCATGCAGCTACTTGTGCCAGTAGAGTGTACAATTATGCTATAATGATGGAGTATGCTACACAAAATCCTTGGGCTAATATCAAACGAAAGACCAGCAAACAACGTAAAGTTACATGGTCACACGGTGAGATCATCAAGTTCCTTGACATAGCCTACACAGACTTTGAGTACAGGAACATAGGACTAATAGTCCAGATGGCCTACGAGTGGTGTCAGAGGCTAGGAGACATGCGTAACTTACAGTGGGACAATATAGACTTTACCTACGGTAGATTAGAATTAGAGCAAAGCAAACGCAGGGCAGAGGTAAGTCTGCCTATATCTGATAATCTATTGCACATGTTGCGAGAACAACGTGAAGACTTTGGATTCCAAAAATACGTAGCTCCACATCCTAGACCTGTGAACGGGGTGTACAGTCCGTATGCTATGGAACGGCTATCTAAGGTAGGTAGACGGGTCATGCGACTAGCTGGTTTACCAGAAGAGTTAAGACTTATGGACATACGTAGAACAGGGGTAACACAAATGGATAAGGAGGGTGTGCCGATTAACCAGATTATGTCTGTTACAGGGCATAGCCATATGGCTTCTGTAAAGCCTTATTTAAAGCATTCTTACGATAGTGCAAATAGTGCCTTGACAATGCGTAACGTGAGTGTATCCTTGAGTGAAACGAACAACATAGAAAGTGATACATATGAGTATAAGAAATATAATTAATGATATATCACTTAGTAATGGTGAAACAAAACGTATGAACTGTCCTGAGTGTGGTGGCTATAAGACGTTTACCATTACAAACAATATGGGATCATTGCTATGGAACTGTTATAAGGCAGGGTGCTCTGTGTCTGGTGGTAAACGTGTTCACCTATCAGCAGAAGACATACGTAATTCTCTTGGTAGTGTTGCACAAGAGACACACTCTGTGGGTTTTGAAAAACCTGATCATTTTATAAATAACTATGATTCCATAGATCCGTTTTGTGCGGAGTGGGGGCTTGACCCCTATGCCTTGGGGCTATTGTACGATGTAAAGGAACATCGTGTGGTGTTCCCTATTATGCAAGGCAATGTAATGGTAGATGCTACAGGACGTAGTCTGTCAAAAAGATTGCCTAAGTGGAAAAGATATGGAAAAAGCATGTTGCCATACTCATATGGATGTGGTAAAACTGCTGTAGTTGTTGAGGACTGTGTGAGTGCCGCTATTGTTGGTGCGACAGACAGACTTGGATGCTCTGGTGGTGGTGTATATGTCGGGGTAGCAGTGTTGGGTACATCACTATCTGAGGGACACAAAGCGTACTTGTCACAGTTCTCAACGGCAGTGATTGCTCTAGACCCCGATGCCCTACCAAAGACACTGGCAATTGCTAAAGAATTACGTGGTCATGTACCTAATGTAAAGGTACTACGACTGCACGACGATCTAAAGTATCGTTACCAAACCGACTTCGACGATTTACAACACTTAGGAGAAACATAAATGGAATTATCACTTGTACGTAGCTTGATGGACAAAGAGTTCTACGATGAACATCGTGGTGCTAGATGTCCTGACAGACTATTCAGTAAAGACGTGCGCAAGATCAAGCAGTCTATTGACACTGCCATGGATCGGTATGAACGTACCGTAACACCAGATGAGATTGAAGCTTTATTCATGGCTAACAATCCAACACTTACTACCGCACAAAAACAAGCGTACTCACATTTGTTTATGCAAGTTAAACGTGAGACACCTATGGGCAGTGACGTAGCACAAGAGGTGCTATCTAAACTGTTCCAACAAGTGGTGGGAGAGGACATTGCTAATCTTGGGTTTGATTACGTAAATGGTGACAAGTCTAGTCTTGAGCCATTGCGTAACATGCTTGAGCAGTATGGAGATGACTTCACGCCAAACCTCAAGGTTGAGTGGGAAGATATTAGTCTTGATACTATACTTGCAATGACTGATCTTGAGTCACAGTGGACATTTAACATACCCACACTTACTCGCAAAGTAGAGGGCGTAAATGCTGGTCACTTAATTGAGGTAGGTGCAAGACCAAACACAGGCAAGACCTCATTCCATGCCTCTCTTGTTGCCAGTGAGGGTGGTTTTGCATGGCAAGGTGCTAAATGTATTGTGTTGTGTAATGAAGAGGCTCATTGGCGTGTCGCCCATCGTTACATTACAGCAGCTACAAACATGGACAAGCACAAAGTCAGTAAAAATAAAGATGTAGCTATGCGTGTATTTGATCAGATACGTAGTAAAATTATGTTTAAAGATTCATCTGGACGTGACATGAATTGGGTAGAGTCTGTTTGCAAATCATACAAGCCTGACATTGTAATCTTAGACATGGGAGATAAGTTTGCACGTACTGCTGGCTTTGCTAGACCTGATGAGGCACTAAAGGCTAATGCTGTACATGCTAGACAGATTGCAAAGCAACATGAATGTGCTATCTTTTATATGTCTCAGCTATCTGCGGATGCAGAGGGTAAGGTTGTACTAAACCAAGCTATGATGGAAGGTAGTCGTACAGGTAAGGCAGCAGAGGCAGATCTAATGATTATGATTAGCAAGAACCCTACGGTAGAGGGACAAGAAGAAGAGGATAATATGAGACATATTAACATTGTTAAAAACAAGTTGTCTGGTTGGCATGGCATAGTGCACTGTGACTTAGACTATCACACTGCGAGGTATATCCCATGAAAAAATATCTTGATAAAATGCCTGAGTTTTGTCTTAGCCACTGGCTTTTACGAATACCATTGTCTATTGTATTTATACAACAAGGGCTATCAAAACTACCTTTAACTGCCGATGATGCTAGTTCTTTTGAACTACCATATATCGTGTGGTGGTTTGCAGCTTATGGTGAAATTGGTGCAGGTATAGGATTACTAGTGGGTGGTCTGATAGCTTTTACTTACCTACACTTAGATCACCCTTGGGTAGAAGATATAATAACAAGGTTTAGTGGTATAGTTATATGCTGTATTATGACAGGTGTGATATGGGTAGGTGAACCTGATAGCCTGTTGGATGTTTTACTATACGATAACTTACATGTATTACTTTGGGTGGGCGGTTTGTTCTTTGCACTCAGAGGTAGACTAGCATGAGAAGGTTTGACACTGTTGAATGCCCTTGGTGTAAAGAGATATTTAACTGGAAAAAGCATGACACTTGCCCACACTGCAAGGATAAATATCAGTGTGTTAGTTGTGGAGCACCAACTAAGAACACATGGTGCAATTTTTGTTTGGAGGAGGAATGATGAGTGAACAATATCACATAAAGGGTGCCTTTGGTGCCTTTCTGGTATGCGCCTTTTTAATCTTAGGTGTACCAATAATAATTAATCTTTTGTTTTGGCCTGATATAGGTGTTTGGAGTGTGTTGCGATGAAGTGGTATGTAATGGTATTCTTTTTGTCTTGGAATGAAGATGGGACAAGAGACACGTTTGTATTTACAAACCCAGTTTACAATACTGAGGCTGAGTGTAGGGTTACACTCACTGACAGGGTAAGTATAATGAACTATGTGCATGGATTA